CTCCCTCTCTCTGCACACACAAAAAATTTTAAAAAAAATAATAATTAAGTTGTGTAAGTCAATTAGTTGCACTACCTTTGTGCTCAAATTAAACTAATAGCTATACATTAATAGTGAAAACAGAAAACATAACAATAATTGTAACTAACCACCAAACAAGACTATCAGTTGGTAAATGTCTTGTATTAAATAGTGCTAATATAATAGCTCAAGTGAACACAATGAGGGGAATGGTTAATGGAGTGTTCAATTATAACCAAGGGGATGAGAAGAGATGTATTGAGCTAATGAAACAATTATATATAAGCAGAGAACATAATGACAATAAAGAATAAAAGGAAAAGAAGATGGAAGAATAAGAAACATTATCCAGGACTAACAAATGATATAATACAGAAATTACTTAAAGAATGTTATTATGACAATAAAGAACAAGAGAAAAAATAAGCTTAAAGCTCAAGATATAAATAGAGCTATAATTGAAACATGGAACAAGGTGAAAAAGGAATATGAGATGATGATTATGTATGGATATATAAAAAACAATGGAGAGAGTGACAAGGGAATATGTTAACACATTATTAGAATGGGATAAGTTAACAGCAGAATTAAAGATTAAGATTATTAATGCAATGATCTTAGAACTATCACAACAAGAGATTATAAACTCACACAAAGAAATAACTAGAAAATATGAGAGCAAAGACAATGAGCAAGAATTATTATGATGATGAAATATTATTTGTAGATATAGAGAATGGGGACATACATCTAAAGGAGGGTGTTAAAAGAATGTCATATCCTACATTAACAAGTGATAATTCAACACAAATAAACTATTGGGAATCAGCAATGAAGAAGATAGAGACATTTAATACTAACAATAAAAACTGGGACAATGTTGAAGGATAGAATATTAGATTGGAGAGATAGACAATTCATAAAATTAGGAAAGAGACTAATTAGTATTGGGACCAAAAGGAGGGTGGCTTTTAATAAAGTTAGTGAGGACAACTTCAAACAGATATGTGATGCAACTGATAACATTAACAACATACATATAAGTGATGAGCTAATAAATGAATATAAAAGGGTGGAGGATATAGTAAATCATCCAGATTACATAATATAAAACAAAATGGAAAACAATGAATTTAAAATATCTGAATTGAATGATATGCTTCAGGCAGATGATAAAGATGCAAACTTGCTAGCATATGCAATGATATGTAATCAAAAGAATTTAGATGGTTTATCAGATAGTGACATTGCATTACTACACCTTAGTTTAGAAAATAGTAGACTTGGTCAAAATGCATTTAAATCTGAAATAGATTTTAAAGTAAATAAAAGAATGAATAAAATGACTTTTGAAGAAAGATCAAGATTAATTAATAAGGTTTATATTGATAATTATAATAATGCAGATTATGAAAGTAAATAAATATTCAAATTAAGTTGCATATTAACTTTTAATACCATATATTAATTAAAGACAGAGAAAGTTTGCAACTAGTCTAAGGCCCTAATTCAAAACAAGGAAACTTGAAAGTTATATGGACTTCCTTAGATACCTGCAGTGAAAGAATATAATAGGTTTAAGAATGGTACATCAAGGTGTAAAGGCAATACCCATTCAACAGAATAATCCTAAAAGTCTAAATGGAAACACAAGACAAATAGGGAACCGTTAAACTAAAGATATCAAAATCTTCTCATTTTCAAGACATAGAGTTTGAGTAGCTAAATTGCTGCTTAAACTCTTTATTGTTTAATAATTAAATATATTATTAAATTAAGTTGCAATTTATAATCTAAATGCTTATATTGATATATACATCAATAATACATTTTATTATAATACAATGCAAAGAATTATACCTGTCTCAAAAGAGAATTATAACAAAGCAGCTATTAAGTTATTGAACTGCTTTTTAAACATGAGTGAATATGAACTATCTATTATAGTTGGTATGCTTAACAATAACATTAGTTCTTTAAACAGAAGCACTAGAGCACATCTTGTAAAGACATTAAATCTTAACACAATGAGCTTTAATAATTACATCAAGAAATTAAAGGACAAGAAAACTTTGATTGGAAGCAAAGAATTAACAATCAATCCTAACATACTATCTATGATAGAAGGAGGAGAGGTTAATATAGTTATAAAATGTAATGATAAAAATAATTAATGCAAAGATTGTTGCAAATGATGATGAGAGTTTAGATGAGCTAGTTTCTGTTACAGAAGAAAGAATGGGAGAATATGCAAGGAAGCATCCAGACTTTACATGTGTAATAGAGAAACACATTGATGAAGACTATATAATAGTAAGAACATTAAAACTAGAAGAGAGTGCAAATTGAAGGTATTGCTAAGAGAGTTGCTAATAAGCTAAACATAAGTGAAGCCCTTGCAGAAGAGATCTGTAAGAGTGAGTTTAAGTTTGTTGTAGATATGGTTAAGGAGAAAAAAGCAATCAATTGCATATACCTAGGCAAGTTTCATGTGAATAAAAAATACAATGAAGATGGATCTAAAAGATATACCAAAAATATTCCAGGGGTTCAAGAACCTGATATTCAAGAATGAAGCAATAGAAAGTGTTGCTGAAGAAAAACTAAAGAGGTGCTTTGATTGTCCTATAAGAGATCAGTTTGTTTGTTCAAGCAGAAATAAAGCTAGAGTGGTTAAAGACTTTACATATGGAAGTGAGCAAAGAAAGAAAGACCAAATAGTAAATGGATGTGGTTGTGAATTAAGATTGAAAGTGAGAAGTACAAGTCAATGTCCAATAGGTCAATTTTAAAACATGAAAATAACTCTGCAGATACTAAATGATATATATGGTAAGCCAGATAAGAATGGTAAGCAGAAGTTAATTAAAAGAAATGTACAGTCAAAGAAACAATTTGAAACTACAGCAATATTAATTGAAGAATACTTAAATTCAAAAGGAGTGCCAAGTAAAAGATGGTGCATGGTTAAATCTGATGGAGAGTATTTTAAAGTGAATCATAAATATGAACATGTAGAAAGAATGATAGGACATATAGAAGTGAAAGGATTCAGATATGGTAATTCCTAAAAAGTTTCAGATATTTGGTCAAACATATAAAGTGAAGCAAGTTGTTAAAATTGATAAGGAAGGTAGTTGGGGAGAACATGATGCGTCAAAGAATACTATTAAGATTAAGAAGAGTCTTACGCAAGAACAGAAGGAGCAAGTCTATTTACATGAACTAATGCACTGCATGTTTGAAAGTTTAGGATATGATGCTTTAGATAGAGATGAGATACTGGTTGATACAATGGCAAAGGCTCTTCACCAAATACTAATAACAAGTGAAAAATAATGGAAAAAGGAAATGATATATTTTCAAGACACTGCGATGGAAAATAAAAAAGAGTATATGAAAGAGTATAGAATTAAAAATAAAGAAAAAATTAAAAAACAAGTAAAACAATATAAAAATAAATATTACTCTGAAAATAAAGAAAAGGTTTTAGAAAAATTAAAAGAAAATTATAATAAAAATAAAGGAGAAAAAAGGAATAGAGATTTAAAATATAAATACAATATTACATTAGAAGATTATAATTTAATGTTATATAAACAAAATTATAAATGTTTAATTTGTAAAGAAGATTCTAAAGAATTAAATAAACCATTAGTTGTAGATCATAATCATAGTAATGGAAAAGTTAGAGGATTGTTGTGCAATAAATGTAATCCAATGATTGGATTTGCAAAAGATGATATAAAAATATTAAAGGAAGCAATAGAGTATTTAACACTATTTAAAAATGAATAAAGAAAGCATTATAGAAAGACATACAATAGAAGTATCAGAAGGAATAAAAAAATTAGATTTAATAAATTTACTATTAGAACTAGAAGCAAGACAAAAAGGAGTGAATGTGATTCTAGAAGAAGTAAAAGAAGTCTTGGCTGGTCAAGCCAAATGGGCTGAGACTATAGAATTAAGAGTTAAGAAACTAGAACCAACAATTCAAATATTCTCTGAGCACGAGGCAACTAATTTATTAAAATAAGAATAATGGAAGAAACATTTGAAATAGCATTTGAAAGCTTAACAGAAAAATTTAAAATTAAAATCAAGTGTGATGACTTTGATAAGTTAGCAACATTGATATATAACATGTGCATTGATAATAAAATATCAGCAGAAGTTACAAAGGAAGATAAATGAGAATAATAGATTTAATTGATTCAAAGATAGTAATCTCACCAGAGGCTTTATGCATTAGTCCTTTCTCTGAATTATGGCAGAGTGACAAATCAAAGGACAAGACATTAGCTACAAATCAAATAAAATACATATGGTTTTATTCTGATTTTAATTCTCCATATTTTATACATCCTGATAAAGACCGCCATAATCTTATTATTAGTGATGTAATTAAAGACAAGAAGTTTAGTGTAACTAAAGATATAAAGGAAGGGATAGAGAAATATACCAGCTTGCATCTAACACCAGCAATGAGAATGTTAGATGCGGCTAACTCTGTCATCTTTAAAATGGAAGAGTATTATAGAGGTATAGATTTTGCAGGTGAAGATGATCCTGAAAAGGTTATTAAAATAATTAACCTAATGCCTAAAACTGTTCAGAGTTTAAATGATGCATTAAAGCAATGTAAGTCAGAAGAATCTCATGGAACAAAAGTGAGAGGTAATGCAGATGTTGGAATGTTTGAAGAACAATAATTATGAATAAGTATATACCAAATGTAGAAACATTTACAAACTCAAAAGAATTTAGCTATTTAGCTAGCTTCTTTAATGAGAATGGTATGTATACTAATTTGCCTAGAGGAACATATGAATATAAGTTGTTTTGGGAAGATGTAAAAGATAAATGTATAAATGGAATTACTAATTCAGATGGGATTAGTATAACAGGTATACATTTTTTCTATTTAAACTTTTGTCCTATATTAGGTCATAATGAAACCACTGGTAGGAAAAGTAAGATATTCCCTAAATTTGTTGACTTAGATTATGAATACTTTTGGATGATTGATTATTGTAGACACAATCAAAAGAGTTTAATTGCTGTCAAAGGTAGACGTCAAGGATGGAGTTATAAAGCAGGAGCTATTGGCTCACATGAGTTTACATTCTATCCAGATTCAAGAACTGTTATTGGTGCATTTATGTCTGCATTTAGTCAGAACACAATGAACATGGTTGTGGATAATCTTAACCATTTAAATGCTAATACAGAATTTAGAAAGCAAAGAAACCCAGACTTAAAAGATAATATAGTTGCTAGATATCAAGTTGACTTAGGAGGTATTAAAGTTTGGAAAGGATATAAGAGTAATGTTAAATCAATATCATTTAAAGATAATCCAACAGCTGCCGTGGGTTTATCAGCCAATTGGTTAATACTGGATGAGACTGGTGTATTCCCTAATATAGTGGATACATATTCTTATACAGAACCACTTATTAAAGATGGTTCAATATATACGGGAGTTGCATTACTATTTGGTTCATCAGGTAACATGGACACAGGATCTAAATATTTCTATGAGATGTTTATGAATCCAGGAAAGTATAATATGCTTGAGTTCCAAGACCCAGAGGACCAATCTAAATTAACGGGATTCTTTTCCTCAGCAGCTAAAGGACGTTGGGGACTATGTATGAACCCAGATTCTAAATGGTATAAACAACCAATGGTAGATGAGAATGGTAATTCAAATGAAGCAGCATCTATTGATGACTTAGAATATTTAAGAAACAAAGCTAAAACTGGACTTGATCCTAAAGCATTGCATGGTGTTCTAACACAATTTCCTCTATCATATAAAGAAGCTTTTTTAAGAGATAAAGGGGCTATATTTAGTTCTCCTGAAATGTTAGAATGGCTATCAACAGTTGAGACAACTCCTTCTATTAGAAACTCAGTTGAGACTGGACATTTAGTATTTAGAAATAGTGAGATTGAGTTTGAGCCATCAGATGACATGCACTACATTACAGAATTTCCACTTAATAATAATAAAGATTCAAGTTCTTATATAGATGCTAGTGGATGTATTGCAATATTTGAAAGACCAGAGAGAGTTAATGGAGAAATACCATATGCATTATATGTTGCTGGGTGTGACCCTTATGATATGGATAAATCAGGAACCAATTCATTAGGTTCTTTCTTTGTATATAAGAGATTCTATTCTGCAGGTAAGACACATGATATAATAGTAGCAGAATGTACTGGTAGACCTAAGTTTGCAGATGACTTTTATGAAAACTGTAGAAAACTATGTGTTTATTACAATGCTAAAGTGTTATACGAAAATATGTTAAAAGGGTTCAAGGGATATTTTGAACAAAAAAATTCATTACATTATTTATACCAACAACCATCTATCATTAGAGATATAGTTAAAGACTCTAAAGTACAAAGGGGATATGGAATACATATGTCAAGAGGATCTAATGGTTCTTCAGGCATTAAAGATACATGTGAGCTTTATCTAAAGGATTGGTTATATTCTGAAAGAGATGATGTAGATGGTAATAAAATATTAAACTTACACACAATAAAATCAATAGCATTACTAAAGGAATTAGTTGCTTATGATATCACTGGTAACTTTGATAGAGTTATTGCGTTTATGCTGTGTATACTACAGACTAAAGATTTACATAAGATACATGTAGAATCAATGTCTAATAGTTCAAGATCATATTCAAATGATCCGTTTTTAAAAAAGTTATGGGAAAAGAAAGATTATAACTCACAAAACAAATTTACATTTAAAGCAAGATAATG